ATATTTATATTTGAATTTAATTCTTTAATTTTTCGGAGATAATAGTGGCTACTGAAAGAATTGTAAGTCCTGGAGTGTTTACGATTGAGAAAGACTTATCCTTTTTACCACAAGGTATAGGTGCAATTGGTGCAGCTCTTATAGGACCAACATTAAAAGGACCTGCGTTTGTCCCTACCGTTGTAAACGGATTTGGTGACTTTACAACAAAATTTGGTGGTACATATGAACAATCATATTTACCCTACACAGTAAAAAATTACCTAAATAATGCGCCAAGTGCAACCATAGTTCGTGTATTGGGATCAGGAGGGTATTCACTAGAACATCCACTTGCAATAGTTGCAACGGGATCATGGGGTAAGTCTTTAATTACATTTTTGCATCCAACATTTGTAGTTTCTAATACTGATGACGCTGATTCATTATTTGCAAAATCAACTATTTCTGCAAATGCAAGTGGTAGTTTTGTATTGACCGTATCTGGTGGATTTCTAACAGATGATACATCATTTACTAATGCAATAAATCAAAACGGAACACCATTTAGTACATCTATTGATCCGAATAGCACATCATATATTGGTGATTTATACGGTTACAATCCATACGGAACTAATGCTGTTTACAACTATGTAATTTTTGGAAACAAGGCATCTGCATCTTTGGCTGCTGATCCTGCAACTAGAATAATAATTGAAACCGGTTCTGCCAATCCTTCCGATTGGGATTTCACGAATGATTATTTAGAGGCATCTACACCTTGGGTAACATCTCAAAAAGTTGGTGCAACTACACAGGATCTTTTCCGTTTCCATACACTTTCTCATGGTATTCATTCCAATTATGAAGTAAAGGTTGGTATTGCAAACATAAAACCTGCTGGAACAATTGCTGGTTCTGAATATGGTGAATTTGACGTAGTTATTAGATTTGTTGATCAATCTAAATTACCACAGACACCTTTTACAACACAAGATGAAGATATTAGACCAAATGTTGTAGAACAATTCAGATGTAACCTTGATCCTAATTCACCAAGATATATTGGTAGAGTTATAGGTGACAGATACATAACAATTACAGATGAAGGAAAGGTTGTTATTAATGGTGATTATTCAAACAAATCAAATTACATTCGTGTAGAAACAACAGATTCCGTTGCAAATGCAGCTGCTTCTCCCAATCTCGTTCCTTTTGGATTCCGTGCTTTGAGTTCACCTATACCAACTGGATTCACACAACCGACTGCCGTTAGTTATGTAACAAGTCAAACTATAGCATCTTCATATAACAAACGAGTATATTTTGGATTTGATTATGATTTTGGTGAAACAGATAACTTCTCATATTTGAGACCACTTCCTGTTTCAACAAAACAAACAACTGGATCTAATACCGATTTCTATTTAGGAGATTATTCACAAAGTGTTGGTGCAAATTTCCCAACAGCAACAAGTCCATACACTGGATCTATTAATTTGACAAGTAATACTTCACTCGATACTCGTAAGTTTATGTTGCCATTCCAAGGTGGATTTGATGGTCACAAACCTAATCTTCAAAAGAAAACCGGTATTCATATAACAAATGCAAATACACAAGGATTTAATATATCATCAACTGGTGCAGATGGTTATACATCCTATAAGAAGGCACTTGATACAGTATCTAATTCAGATGAATTTGATATTAACCTCGTTGCTATTCCAGGTGTGTTACACGCATTGCATTCACCTATAACATCATACGCAAATGATATTTGTGAAGAAAGAGGTGATGCGTTTTTAATTATGGATTCTATTGGTATTAATGATAATATTGCTACTGCAGTATCTACGGTTGAAGGATTCGATAGTAACTATTCTGCTACTTATTATCCTTGGGTTAAAATAATTGATACAGATAGAAATAAACCAGTTTGGGTTCCACCATCTGTTGTTCTTCCAGGTGTGATGGCATTTAATGACCGTGTTGCAGCCGAATGGTTTGCTCCTGCCGGTTTGAATCGTGGTGGATTAACCGAAGTAGTTGAAGTAAAAACACGATTAACACAAGCCGAAAGAGATACATTATATGAGGCAAGAATTAATCCTATTGCAGTTTTCCCATCAACAGGCGTATGTGTTTGGGGTCAAAAAACATTGCAAGGTCGTCCATCTGCTCTTGACCGTATAAATGTTCGCCGTTTGTTGATTGCTGCTAAGAAGTTTATTGCTTCTTCTACAAGATACCTCGTGTTTGAACAAAACACATCACAAACAAGAACTCGATTCTTGAACATTGTGAATCCATATCTTGAATCAATACAACAACGTCAAGGTTTGTATGCTTTCCGTGTTATCATGGATGAAAGTAATAATACACCTGACATCATTGACCGCAACATTCTTTATGGACAGTTGTTCTTACAACCTGCCAAGACTGCAGAATTTATTATTCTTGATTTTAACATTCAGTCTACTGGTGCTGCGTTTCCTGGTGCTTAATTGATATAATTGGGGAGATGGAATACTCTCCCCATATTTTTTGAAATATGTATATTTATTTGAAATGATAATTTTTAATTTGGAGATATAAATGGCTGAATTACTCGATCCTACGGAAATCTTTTTTACCCCGTTTGAGCCAAAATTACAGAACCGATTTATTATGTATATTGAAGGGGTTCCTGCATATTTGGTAAAAGGTGCTGGTAGACCAAACATCAGTTTTAATCCAATCACACTTGACCATATCAACGTCAAACGTAAAGTAAAGGGAAAGGGTGAGTGGCAAGATATTACAATCAAATTGTATGATCCAATCGTACCATCCGCTGCTCAGGCAACAATGGAATGGGTACGTCTTTCACACGAATCTGTAACAGGTCGTGATGGTTATTCTGACTTCTATAAGAAAGATATAACACTTCATGTTCTCGGTCCTGTTGGTGATAAAGTTGAAGAATGGACACTTAAAGGTGCTTTCATTACTGCAACAACATTCGGTGAAATGGATTGGGCAAATGATGCGTTTGTTGAGATTTCTCTCACACTTGCATATGATTATGCTATCCTCCAATACTAATACAAATTGTATTATCATATTAAAATTGAAATGAAATACGGGTATACTGATTTTTCGGTATACCCATATTTATATTTGTAAAATAAAACGTTTTATTACAAACAATGTTATAGGATTTAAGTTATGACAAAAATTCCAACCGGCTACAATGTAGCCAATGAAGAAACAGTTTCGGATGCCGATATTAAGGCGCAACTTCTTGCTGAACACAAAGAAACTTCTGTTAGAAAAACAAATTTCCCAACAGAAATGATACCTTTGCCTTCAAAGGGTTTATTGTATCCAGAAGGACATCCCTTATCAGATGGTTTTATCGAAATGAAATATATGACTGCTAGAGAAGAAGATATTTTAACATCACAAAACCTTATTAAACAAGGTGTAGTATTGGACAAATTGTTTGAGTCTTTGATTGTTACTCCAATGAACTATGGTGATTTATATGTTGGTGATAAAAACGCAATTATGGTTGCTGCAAGAATTTTAGGTTATGGTAAAGACTATACGGTAGAAATTGATGATCCGTTTTCTACTGGTAATAAACAAAAAGTAACAATAGATTTAACTCAAATTGAGCACAAGGAGGTCGATTATAGCTTATTTGAGTCTCGTATAAACGAGTTTGATTTTACTTTACCAAATTCACAAAGAACCGTTACATTTAGATTACTTACACATGGCATCGAAAAACAAATACAATCAGAAATAAAGTCTATGAATAAAACATTTGTTAAAAATGGTATTGACAAGGAATTAACAACAAGACTCAAACATATTATTACTGCAATTGATGGTGAATCCGGTAGAGCAACAATAAATGATTTTGTTGATAACCAATTATTTGCATTAGACTCCAGGGCATTAAGAGAGTATATGAGAAAAATATCTCCCGATCTCGATATGACTTTCACATTCGTTTCAGATATTACTGGTGAGGTAAAGGAGATGGACATACCTATTGAGGTATCATTTTTTTGGCCTACCACTTGAGTATAAGTTAGGTTTACATGAAGAAATATTCTCTTTGTGTTATTTTGGAAAAGGTGGATTTACTTGGGATGAAGTGTATAATCTTCCAATATATTTGAGGCATTATTACATAAAATTGGTTAAGAAAAAGTTGGATGAAGAAAATAACGCTGTAAATTCAGAAACACATAAAACACCAGCATCTCCTCCAAAGTTCTCGAAACCATCTTCTCGTAAATAATTTGAGGTTTACATATTTATAGTATGTAAACCTTTTTTTGTTTTTGGTGATACTAAATGGCAAATGAAAAAGATAAAGAATTAGAATCGAAATTAAATGATTTAACAGAAGAACGACTTGGTATTGAAAAAGAAATTTTAAAATTAAAAGAAAAAATTTCCGATCAAATCAGTAGTGAAGTGGTTGATACCGAAAAGCTTATTAAGCTCGAAGCGTTACGCACAGATAGTATCGAAAAAGAAGAAGAAATACGAAAAAAAATTGAAAAGATAGATAAAGAGTCTTATGTAAGATTACAAGAAACGAATAAATTACACAATTCAACCACTGGATATATTAGTGACCAAAATGATTTAAGTGGTAAACTTTCTTCAACTGTTAAGGACATTAGTAGATCAGTTGGTAATATAAATAGAGACCATTCTGCATCATCTGCACTTATACAAGCAATCAATGGGGATAGTGCAAAAACATTAGATTACATAAAAACACAGGGTCTTGCATATCAGACAATAACCGATTCATTGCAATCTCAGAAATTAGAGGCAGAGGGAACTTTACTCCAACAATCAAGATACGTAAATGCACAAACACAAGCTGGTTCTCTTGCGGAAGACTTATTAAGCACAGAAAATAAATTGCAAATGGCAAAAGAAAGAGGAAAAGACGGAGCATTTAAGGCATTAGATTTATCTGATATGGCTCTTGATATAAAAGTAAGGGAAGCGAGTTTAGAACAAGAACGTGGTAACATGACCAAGGATCAATATAATCAGGCAAAAAAATCATTGGATTTGATAAAAGGTCGATTTAAGGATATACAGAGCGAAAACGATGCTCTGCAGAAACAATCAGATACTATTGATTTAATATCAGGTTCGATAGCTAGTATGGGGATTGGTGCAGGTAGTTTGATAAACAAATTTCCTGCCGGAGATAAAATAAATAAGATGATGGGTATAGATAAAACTGCAAATGA